ACATTCTTACATGATTTGGAATTTGCCCCAAACAAGAATGAGCGGAATAAGGTTGCCACACGGTTTCAGCAGAGCAGACGGAAAAGACGTAAGGCAAAAGACAGGGCGCTGCTGTATGAATACATAAGCGATTTTTATACAGACAAGCAAAACCAAAATTTAATCAAATCCCTGCGCCGATTACAAAATGAGCAGATCGCAAGGGAAAAGTATCTGTTCGGAAACCGAGAATTTAAAAACCGTGTGGATTGAGCAGAAAGTATCAAACTGCCCGCAGTGGTGCAGGAAAAGGAGGGATAAGGGAAATGAAAGAATATCAGGCAATAAACATTTTGGAAGGGATATATGAAGAGTATGTAAAGGATAACGATAAGGAATACATGGAAAAAAATTTTGCTCTCACAGAAGCTGTGAAGGCATTATCTGAAATCCAGCAGTACCGAGCAATCGGCACAGTCGAGGAATTTCGAGAGGGAAGAGAAAGACAAATTCCAAAAAAGCCAATGCGTATAAGACTTCTTGAAACTAGTGGGGTTCATTGCGGAATATGTCCTATATGCAAAAATCCAGTATATGCAGATTTAAGTAATAAGAATCACAGAGAATATTGTGGGCATTGTGGACAAGCTATTGATTGGAGATAGGCGGTGATACCATGCGCAGAAAATGCCGCACCTGCCTGTGCTGGACATGCGTAACTGTATGCGGAAAATGTGCGGAATGTAAAGAAAAAATTACATACTGCAAAGATTACAACGGATTTGAGCAGATGAGCATTTTCAACATACCGCAGGAGCCACAATATCAGGGAACGCCCCGGCACTCATTAGCATACTACGGCTTGACAGATGAAAGGGTAGAGGAATTAGAAAAACTTATACAGTTTGGCAGATATGCCTCTCTCGCTTCACAGGCGGCTCATACAGCCAACGAAATGATAGCAGAGTATATTTTACTGTCTGTCACTCAAAACAAGTCCTATGACGCTTTAAGGGTGAAATGGGAACTGAAAGAAATGGAGCGGATTCCGTACTGCCGGACGGATTTTTATGGGATTCGGAGATATTTTTTTAGTATATTTAACGAGAAAATGAAGGAGATAGGGAAATGAGTTTTAGGGTAAAGGGGATTAATGGGATATGCCATCACGCATATGATAATCCTAAAGTTATATGCTTTAGGGATGTTACTGATGATGCCCATGTGTCTTATTGGTATGAATGGCAAGGAATAAGCCAAAGCATTTCTATGGAACAATTTTTTGTGGAAGTAGGGAAATACGGATTGAGCGCGGAGAAGCTTTCGGTCAGAGCATTTGAAGATGAAAGCGGAATCATTATAGACTATGGATTGCGGCATCAGTTTTGGATTCCGAAAATTGTTATTGATAACAATGATTGGGATTTAGAGTATCTTCGAACATCAATCTGGGACAGACTTGACAACCAAGATATAGGGCTGAAACCATGCCCGTTCTGCGGCGGAAAAGCGAAGATTATGGTGGTGCAAGAATTAAGACTTGGTGGAGATGAAGGATTTGTAATTCAATGCGAAGACTGCTACATGAATACAGCTTCGATTAATGGTACATATTCCGCAAACTCAACGGATGTCATAGAACTGTGGAACAGAAGGATATAATTTGGTACAACTCCCCCTAAAATCTCCTGTACAATAGAATTGGGAGATTTAGGGGGATTGTGGAAAGGTGGGAGAATATGAAAGCAACGGGAATTATTCGTAGAGTTGATGATTTGGGAAGAATTGTACTCCCCAAAGAGATAAGAAGAAAATTTGGAATCACAGATGGAATTCCGATGGAGATATTTACTAATTCTGATGGGATAGTTTTAAAGAAATACAACACGTCAGAAGAATTGTTAAGCGTAGTTTCTGTTTTGGAAGAAGCTGTTGACGATTCTGTTGATGCTTTGGAAAGAGAAAAAGTGTCTGAAATTCGTGAACATATCAAAGAGATAAGAAATGTCCTGAAATAGGGGGATTGTGGATGGAAAGGGAGAATGAGACTGATTGATGCAGATGAATTGATTAAGATTTTAGAAGAATATGCTAATGACAAAGACAGTCAGGCAATATATGGGGAAGAAAGATTAAGACTTATTTTGGGAGACTGCAAAATTGAAATAGAAAAATTTCCTACCGCCTATGACGTGGATAAGGTTGTGGAGCAGTTGGAGGAAAGGATTAAAAACTTTAAATCCTTAAATTCTGATGATGAAATTGTTGATGTAGCTGTAAAGGAAATACAGAGGGATATTGAAATTGTAAAATCCGGCGGCATTGAATGAAATCAGTGATTGTATGGGTGGTATGGTAAATAGAGCGAGGAAACGGAAATGAAAATGTTGCAAGATGGCGTTGACGTGTATTGCTTGCCAGATAATGCGTATTGCGCCGCAGATGAAGATAAGAGAAGTCCGCTTGACATTGATGATTGTCCTAACGGTTGTGAAGTATGTGAGGGAGATTGTTATTATTATCATGAGGATTGGTGATTTATAAGGACGGTAATTGAATGGATAAGCTAACTTCAAAGCAGAAAGCAAAGGAAGATTGAAACATGATAACAGAGGATAGGTGAGTATATGGCGAAAGGAAAATATGAATACTGGCTTACACAGGAGCAAACGATAAAAGAACTTAAAGCGAATGTTATGTGGGAATCGGTAGGAAATGAAAAGAATTTGGAAGACAACATAGTTGAGAATATCGAAGAGATGTGCGAGGGATTGCATCTTCCTTTGATTGAAGCAATCGGTAGGCAAAAGATGATTAATACAGGGGAGTTTTTCGTAAAGCCAGATATTATGGTTAGGCATATTGACGGAACAATGACTGTATTTGAAGTAAAAAAAGATAATGCAAAATATCCGTCAACTGGAACGTCAAATCAGATGAACGCAGTGGGACAGCTTTTGTTGTATAAAAATGTTCTTGAAAGTATTATCGGCGGATTAGTGAGAGCGGCATTGATAGATAACAAAATCCATTATAGGACGTATTGTGCATTTATAGGGAATAGATTGCCAATAACTCTTATTGATTTTCAGAAAGATAGGGTTTTCGTTCCCTATAATGGTTGGGAAATTGCTGGTTAGGTAGGTGTGAAATGGCTAATGTTGGCAGACCTCCAAAGTATAAAAGCAAGGAGGAAATTCAAGAGAAAATTGAACAATATTTCCAAGATTGCAAAGGGGAAATATTGAAAGATGATGAAGGAAATACAGTTTTTAATAAATTTGGAAATCCTATCATTGTTGGAGAAAAACCCTTGACTGTGACTGGACTTGCGCTTGCTTTGGGGTTTGCCAGTAGACAAGCACTACTAAACTATCAAGGGAAGAAAGAATTTAATGACACTATAACGCGCGCGAAGAGCGTTGTTGAGAAATATGCAGAAGAAAGACTTTTTGACCGTGACGGTTCAAACGGAGCGCAGTTCAGCCTAAGGAATAATTTTAAAGGTTGGGATGCGGATAAAGAAGAAACAGTAACGGAGGGAATAACCATTGTCAACAATATCCCAAAACCAAATACTGCTGACTGACATAATCGCCCCGTCTTTCTATTCCGTTCACTGGGACATAGCGGAGGGCAAGCATACATATTACGACCTTTACGGCGGAAGAGGTAGTACGAAATCATCTTTCATATCCGTTGAGATAGTTTTGGGCATGATGCAAGATCCGCTCGCAAATGCCATTGTATTCCGTAAATATGGCGTGACGCTTAGAGAATCAGTATTTGAGCAAATAGAATGGGCGATTGATGCTTTGGGAGTATCGGGCTTGTGGGCAGGATATACAAACCCCATGAGATTTGTTTACAAGCCGACAGGACAAAAGATTATCTTTCGAGGACTGGATAAAGCAAAGAAAACAAAGTCTATCAAGGTATCACATGGATATTTTAAATATCTTTGGTTTGAGGAATTAGACGAGTTTGCCGGAATGGAAGAAATCCGTACAGTACAACAATCTGTACTCCGTGGCGGCGAGAAATTCATTGTATTTAAGAGTTTCAATCCACCAATCACAAATGCGAACTGGGCAAATCAGTATGTGAATGAGCCGCGTAACAATGCATTAAGACATAAATCAGATTATACGACAGTGCCACAGGATTGGTTAGGACAGCAATTTATTGATGATGCTGAACACCTGGAAGCCACGAACCCCAAAGCCTATCAGCATGAGTATTTGGGTATTCCTGTCGGACTTGGAACGAATATTTTTGAATTTCTGGAAATTCGGGAGATTACGGATGAAGAAATCAGACGGATGGACAGGCTGTATGCAGGGGTAGACTGGGGATGGTACCCTGACCCATATGCTTTTATCATGGACTATTACAATCCAAAGGAAGAAAAGATATACCTAATTGATGAAAACCGCAGGCAGAAGACAGCAAATAAAGATACTGCAAAATGGATATTGGATAATCATGGAAAGGACTTGCATGCAATGCTGTATGGAACAATCTGTGATAGCGCAGAACCTAAATCTATAGCTGACTATAGGGATTTAGGCGTGTGGAATGCAAAAGAAGCATATAAGCCGCCTGGGAGCGTGGAATATGGAATGAAATGGTTGCAGAGCAGAACAATAGTTATTGACCCGAAAAGGACTCCCCACGCACTAAAGGAAATAACGGAATATGAGTACGAGAGGGATAATGACGGGAATGTAATGTCTGGTTATCCTGACCATGATAATCATTTTATAGATGCATTGCGTTACAGCTTATCACCTGTATTTATGCGGAGAATGACACAGGCATAAATTTACATGAAGAAATTAACTATGTGGTAGAAAGGGAAAGGATATGACCATTAGAGAGGGAGCCGTTTTATCTGCATATACAGGAATTTTAATGTGCAAAACGTTTTCGCCAGTGCATGAGTACATAGAGGAAATCATAGGCAGACCAGTTTTGACACATGAAATTCCTATGCTTACTGATGAAATTAAAGAAAAAAGCAGAAAAGAATTTGAGGAAATTATTAAAACTCAAACTTTATAAAGCATCTGCCAATGCGGTAAGGAGAGGATAGGGAAATGAATTGGATATATGCAGGCAACATTGAAAGACCAAAGCAAGATGAAGAAGTGCTTTGTGATTTAGGAAAGGATTTTAATTTCGCTGTAATGGTTTATGATAAGGGAATTTTCTATGACACCAATATTGGAGAATATTACAATCTTGGAACTGATATAAAAAGATGGTGTCATATTGGAAAGCATTATGATGAGCAGTTTTGACTATTGGGAGGATTGACAGAATGAGCATTAGCGAACAGGTAAAGGAATTGAGGGAATTAGCAGACGGATACAAAATGGCCGATAGGCCACTTGCGGCGAATACGATTTATCAATCCGCCGACACCATAGAATCCCTCTCTGCAAAGCAGGAAAATGCATATTATGTAAAAAGAAATGGAAAAGATGATGTAATTGTGTCAATTATGTATAACAAGGCAGATAATAAATATCATTTTGTAAACTTGTCAAAAAATCATATATGCACTTGCGGATTCGAAACGACAGAAGAAGCTATTGCAGATATGGAGCAGAGAAAAAATAATGGTTCCATATGTGATTTTTATCTGATTGAGCAGTCAGCGGAGGATTGCGGCGGGTGGATTCCATGCAAGGAGAGATTGCCGGACAAAAAAGGCGACTATTGGATTACATACACTTACGAATCTTATAAACATTTAAGGAAATGCGTTGGCGTATCGGCATTTATTGACGGTAAATTTACAAAATGCGGAATAAATATTATTGCTTGGAAACCTTGCGATACACCAGAGCCATACCATGAGCCTTGACAAATCCATCGCCCACGGCAAAGAACACCGCAAGCCATACCGGAGAGCGAAAGCTATAGCGAAGCCGTGTCGAAATCATGGCATCTGTGAGTGGTGCAGAGGGAATCGAACACATAAGAACGATAAAAGGGAACTGCGGCAGGTGCAGGAGTTGGAAGAATATGAGAGGGGCGGTGAAAGAGAGCTATGAGAATAGTTGTTGATAAAATGCCAACAAAAAGTTCTGAATGTTTATATAAAAAATATTACAATCAGAATATTGACGGATGGACGTGTGGATTTTTTGATATAGATTTGTGTTGTTTGGAGCGTGGAATGGCGTGCCCATACCTATGTGAATCAAAACAATGTAATAAAAGGAAATCTGGAATAAAGCTGATTAAAAAGAAAATTCTTCCGCAGTATTTTAAAGAGGTGTGTGCCGAAAACAAACATTTTGAACTGCGGAAAGATGAAGACGATGTACAAGTCGGAGACGAACTGATACTTGAAGAATGGGAGCCGGACAAAGGATATACAGGAGATGTTGCATTAAGACCCGTTACATACGTTCTTCGGAATATGCCGGAATACGGATTGATGGACGGATACTGCATTATCGGATTTTAGGGGTGGCATAGATGGGCTTAATTTCATGGATAAAGGAGAAATTCAAAAATGAATTTATTAGAGCATTATATCAAAGAAGTGTATAGCGTGGAAGATATTACAAAAGAATTTGAGGAAAAAGTGGGGAGAAAACCAGTTGACCCTATGGTAGAAGTAAAAATGAGGGTGAATTGCTATGGAAGAGAAGATGATACAACACAGATATTCTTTCGTCCAAAATGGGAAGAGGCGCAGAAGCAAGGCTATTATATGGCATAGGTGATAAATAATGGGTTTAATCGCATGGTTTAAGGAGAAGATAAGAATGGATAATAGCAAATTAGTTGAAGAAATAATATCTACTATCAAAAGTGAGATAGAAAATTCAAATCAAGTAGAATATAGGTGCAGTAATGGCCATACCATTTTTACGGATGTCGGATATGTAGAAGAGTGGTTTGAAGAGTACAAGGATATTCTTAGAGAAAGATACTGCAAATAAATGGTTTACAAGGTGAAATGAATGGGTTTATTTACTTGGATTAAGGAGAAGTTGAGAATGTTATTTAAAACGGACGCTGAAAAGGCTTTCGGCGTGGAAACGTACCTGTCGCCGGAAATGGACGCTGCTATTAAGCTGTGGCAGCAGTTGGAGAACGGAAAGCCGCCGTGGGTAAAGGGCGACACCCGGACAATCCGCTTTTCAAACACTGTTGCCCGGGAACTGGCTAAGCTGATTACACAGAATATTGACATCAAGGTACAGGCCAAGTACGGAACCGGGGAAACTGCCAAGAGAATCCAGAAATCCATTGATGATTGCTTCCTAAAGAATGCCCAGGAAAACATAGAAAAGGTTATTCGGCTTGGCGGTGTGATGGCAAAGTGGAACGGTGATGGCATGGACTACATACCGCCGGACAGATTCCTTGTGACTGAATTTGACAGCAATGGAAATGTTACCGGAGTAATATTCTTCTCTTTTCACCAAAAAGGAAAGAAATTCTATACCCGTGCAGAGTGGCACAGGCATGAAGGTACAGCAATGCACTTGAATGAAGACGGAACCGCAACGCCCGTTAGTCTGTACCGGGTATCAAACAAGGCCTTTGTGTCTGATGCTCAAGACCAGATAGGACATGAAATTTCCCTAAAAAACACAAAGTGGGCGGATATTGTTCCAGAGTTTACAGCAGAGAACCTTGAAAAGCCTTTATTCGTGTACATAAAGAACCCATACAGCAACACCATAGACCCAGACAGCCCATTGGGGGTATCATGCTTTTCGGAGTGCATAGAGGAATTACGTTGGCTTGATATCGCCATGTCCACGTTGGGAGTAGAAACAGAGGATTCCGAGCCGAAAATGATTGTAGGGCAGTCTGCGATACAGTATGCAGAAGCAAACGGAATTGAACTTCCTAGAATGGTACTCAAGACTGGACTGGACGATATGACAGATAAGCCATTTGAGCAGTGGCAGCCGACACTCCAAGTTGCGAGCCGGACAGAGGGAATAAATTTCCTTCTCTCTATCATTTCTTACAAAACGGGCTTTGACCCTGGTTATTTTGTATTTAACGGTCAGACAATATCCGTTGCCACTGCTACCCAGGTAGAAGCAACAGAGCGGCGAACAATTAACACAGTGGGAGATTACCGGGACATTCTATCATGCCCTGACAGCAACGGGGACGGGCGTATAGGGGCGATTCATGATATAGCCTATATAATGGACGCTATGGCCGTTATCAACGGAGAATCAGCTCCTAGTGAGTTTGGGAACTATGAAATATATGCTGACTTTGCAGACCTCACGAGAAACGCAGAGGAAGACCGGTCAAGGGCGTTGCTGCTGACAGATAAGGGCTTTTATCCTAAGTGGTATTATCTGGTGCATAATGAAGGGTTCACGGAAGAAGAGGCGCGGGCTATTGTGGCAGAAGCCAAGAGCGAGAATGAGCTGCAGGAAAGTGGATTATTTGGAGGAGAGTAAGAAAATGACAACATTTAAAAAAGGCGATATTGTAATCTGTAAAAAGCATGAAATTTCACAAAAACTTGTATGTGACGCAAACGGAATGAGGATTGAAAATTATATTGACGATTATTTTTTCAATCGCGAAGCTTTTATTGAGTATACATACAAGGAGTGCATGGAAGAACATTTTAGAAATGATATACACGAAGAATTTGAAGATAAGGACGAGTATAGCATAAGATTTTTGGACAATAACACAACCCTTGCATGGGTAGAAGCAGATGAACTTGTGCCAAAAGTCCCTATGATAACTTAATAAATCTTATCCAAAGCGCAAGAAAGAATGAGCCGAAAGAGGGGTTGTTTGGGGAGGAATAGGGAATGACATTACAAGAAATGGTAGATAAAATTATAGAATCATGGACACAGATTGCAGAGCAGATAGAAAAATTGGAAGAAGCATTACGAAAATCCTTTGAAAAAGTTGAGGAACATGAGCGGATTCTGCGCCGACCGCCAAAATGGTACGCTAAAGCCAATAATCCTGCTGTGATTGTAAGTAGGCGCAGGGTGTATCATTGCAGGGATAAGTGTTAGGAGGAATGGAAAATGGATAATTTGAACAGTTGCTATGATTGCATTTGGCACAGAAATGACGAGTGCCATTTACACAGAACAGAGACTGGAATTCCAGAGACAGTTTATGACGAACCTACGGATTGCAAAGACTATGAAGAGGAGCGGTTTTATGAGAATCAGACAGCACATAGGGAATGTTGAAAGGGCGTGATGATATGGCAATTGGCAAGAATTATTTCAGAAACTTATTCAAAAAACTGAATATTAAAGTTAATGAGGGCGGCGTGTCCGTAAACATCAATATGACACGCTTCGGAATCAAGTTGGATAAGGCACAGAACGCACTTGACAACGAATTTCTCACAAGAATGATACAGCACGTTCCGGGGGAAGATGGCGGCGCATTACGAGCGGATATAAAGGCATTTAACGAAACAAACGGAGAGCGTGGCGTTATATATGCCTATAACCCAAATGGCGTACCATACGGACATTATCAGCATACAGGAATAATGTATGCAGACCCCAAGACCGGGAAAGGTTCTTTCTATACGCCGGAATATGGTCATTGGAGCAGACCGGGAGTGGAGAAAGTGCCAACCACACGCCTATTGCATTATCAAAACCCGGATGCTGTGCGTGATTGGGCGAGATACACAGCAGAGCATGAGAAACAGCCGATTGTTGAAGCGGCGAAGAATGGATTTAAAAAGGAGTAGGGATATGGTTTTAGCATTTACGGAGGAACAGAAAAAAGAGATTGAAGCAAGGGGAATGACGGCGATACAGACAAAGTTGGTTCTTCATAGATTTGTTAAGGCGATAAAGCCGGTTTTTGATGAGGTTTGGGATATGTGTAAAAATATGAGCAAAGAGCAGATAGAACAATTCCTAAAGCCTGATGAGGAAGAAAGCTGATGTTTACCCCGGAATATTTGAATGAATTGGTAGAAAGTAGTCACGCCGCCGCATCTGAATTTAATATGTATCTGACAAATAAGGTCATTGATTCTATAGTCAATCTCTTTGAATCAGAAGGCGAAATTAAGATTATTCCGTCCAATGTGCAAAGATTAAAGCTGTTAAATGAACAATCCGGCATATTGGCATCTGACATTGAAAAGGAAATCAGAAAGCGTTTGCCGGGTGTTGAAAAGAAAATCCGAGAAGCATTTTTGCAAGCCGGATATGAAATCAACGAGGACATCAATAAATCCGTTGACGATATGGTGGAATCTAACAAGGAATTAAAGTCATTTGTCGGAAAAGCCCCGCGCCTTGAACATCTGACAGAGAGCGAAAAGAAGCTGTTGGATGCGGCATATAAGCGGACAAGCGGAGAGATACGGAATCTTACAAGGACGACAGCGGCAGACCTTAATCAGCAATTTAATAAATCTTGTGATGCGGCATGGTGGAAAGCCACGCATGGTGTTGATAGAAACACAGCCATAAGAGAAGCTATAACCGAAGTATCGAAATATGGAACGCATGTTGTGTATAAAAGTGGGCGCAAAATGACCGTTGAAGCCGCTACGAGAATGTGTGTGTTGACCGGAATCAATCAGGCAAATGCAGAAATAACGCTGACAGAATGCGCCAATGCAGGATTACGAACAGTTCTTGTGAGTAGCCATATAGGAGCGAGATATACAGACCATGACGAACCAGCAAATCATCAATCATGGCAGGGAAAAATATATTCTATATCTGATTCACTGTTAGAAAAAATGGGGTATGAAGAGCCTAAAAAGAACCTTTGGGGAAAAGTAAAAGAATTTTTTCAAAAGTTCCGAAAACAGAAAAAATACCCTGATTTGGTGGAAGTTACCGGATACGGAACGGTTAAGGGGTTATGCGGCGCAAATTGCCGCCATACAATGCATATGCACTATCCCGGAAACAGCAACCCATACAAGGACTATGACAATGAGGAAAACAGGCAGAAATATGACTTATTCCAGAAACAGCGAGCAATGGAGCGGCGCATTAGAGATACTAAGAAGCGAATGTATAATATTAAGCACTCTATCAAAATTCTGCATGATGAAAACGCTATTTCTGCTATGAAAGAGGAGTTATCAGAAGTTAAAGCGTTGTTTGATAGGCAGTTTGGGGAGTATGAGAGTTTTTGTAAACAAAACGGATTGCATATCGACCAAGAGCGGCTATATGTGGGAAATCAGAAGCAATGACCGCATAAAGGTAGCTGATTTCGGCAGGGAGCAGGCAAAGCAAGCGAATCAGGGCGCAAGGAGATATAAAAACGAAAAGGAGTAATAGGAATGAAACAAAAAGAAACTGTACCAATTCCACAAAAGATTCTTTTGACAATAAAAGAAGCGGCAGAGTATAGCGGAATAAGTGAAAGAGCTTTGCGAGACAGACTTTCAGAAGGAGAATACAATTTTGTTTTAAAAAACGGAACAAAGACGCTAATCAAAAGAAGGTTGTTTGAAAAGTATTTAGAAAGCGTGGACGCGATATAGTTGCATAGGCTTGCATAACTTTGCATTTTTATTGAAAAAGGGTGTTGTTTGTGGTATATTTATTCTGCTTGCAATGCTCTTTTTGTATAGAAGGGAGCAGTATGGTACGGAGAAAAGACAATAAAGGGCGCGTATTAAATGATGGGGAAACGCAGGGAAAGGACGGTAGATATAGATACCAATACACAAATATGCTAGGGGAAAGAAAGGCTATATACAGTTGGAAGCTTTTGCCGTCTGACAAAACGCCAAGCGGAAAGCGCAAGGATTTATCACTTCGGGAAAAAGAAAAGCAGATAGCAGAGGATCTAAGCAGCGGTATTGTGCCTTGTGGTGGGAATATGACCGTTCTCGAACTTGTCGAAAAATATATATCCCAAAAAACAGGGGTGCGGCATAATACACGGGCAAATTATAATTTTGTTATCAACATCATAAAAAAGGAGGAATTTGGGGCAAAGCGTATTGACAAAGTTAAACTGTCCGATGCTAAAGCGTGGCTGATTAAATTACAGGCTGACGGAAGAGGCTACAGTTCTATACATTCTATTCGTAGCGTTGTCCGTCCTGCATTCCAGATGGCGGTTGACGATGATTTGCTTTTGAAAAATCCGTTTGAGTTCCAACTTGCTACGGTAGTAGTTAATGATTCTGTTACAAGAGAGGCAATCACGAGAAAGCAGGAGCGACAATTCTTAGAATTTGTAAAGAATGACAAGCATTTCTGTAAATACTACGAGGGAATTTTCATTCTTTTCAATACTGGCATGAGGATTTCTGAATTTGTTGGTTTGACAGTATCAGATATTGATTTTGATAGCCGAAAAATCACCATAGATCACCAGTTGCAGCGAACAAGGGATATGCAGTATGTGATTGAAGATACAAAGACCTTATGCGGCACAAGGGAAATTCCTATGGCAGATGAAGTGTATGAGTGTTTTAAAAAGATCATAAAAAATCGTAAGAAACCGAAGATCGAACCTATGGTTGGAGGAAGAAGCGGGTTCCTCTATCTTGACAAAAACAATATGCCAATGGTCGCTCTGCACTGGGAGAAATACTTTCAGCATATTCGAGAGAAGTATAACAGCATTTACAAAGTACAAATGCCGAAAGTAACCCCTCACGTTTGTCGGCACACGTTCTGTAGCAACATGGCAAAGTCTGGCATGAATCCCAAAACCCTGCAATACATCATGGGACATAGCGATATAGGGGTAACGCTGAATACATACACTCATGTGCAATATGAGGACGCAAAGAAAGAAATGAGCGAGATATGTGAGTTAAAATTAAAGCGAATCTCTGCCATGTAACTGTATTTATTTACAGGTATTTGACTTGAGTTATAAATTTTGAATTTAACTCAATTTATAACTCAAATTCATACAAAACTATGCAGATTTATGCAGAAATATGCAGAAAAACAAGAAAATAGAAAGGACAAGAAAATGCTAACAAACGACGAGAATACAGCATTTTCAATGGTTTTAGCAACATGATTAAAATATTATTCGTTTGTCACGGCAACATCTGCCGCAGCCCAATCGCCGAATACGTAATGAAACACCTGGTCCACCGCGACCGCCTGGAAAGCAGCTTTGAAATATCCTCAGCAGCGACGAGCACCGAAGAACTGGGAAACCCGGTTTATCCTCCTGCAAGAGATGAGCTCAAACGGCACGGAATCAGCTGCAACGGACACCATGCAAGGCAGGTGACGAAAGCTGATTACGACTATTATGATTATTTGATTGTTATGGACCGCATGAATATCCGCAACCTAAACCGCATTATCGGCAGTGATCCGATGGGCAAGGTCAGCAAGATGAGGAGCTATGCAGGGACGCAGGCAGATGTCGAAGATCCATGGTATACAGGGGCCTTCGGCGAGGTATATGACCAGATTTTAGAGAGCTGTGAGGCGCTGCTTGCGCAGTTAAAAGAAGATCTGGTTTGATTAAAATCTGTAATCAGATGTGAAAAATGTGAATTTTGGATTAAATTTTCTTAATATCCAAAAATTTGTTATACTTTTTACGAATATTATATATTAGAGCGAGTTTGAAAAATCATTTCTGCCATCTGAACGCCCCAATTCAAGCCTCCTGGACTGCTGATGTCCAAGATGATGCGGTATATTTGCCCCTTATTCGGTCAGCGCGGCCCGCTATATCATGCCCTGTGGGTACGCCTCCCTCATTCGGGACAGATTTTCCACAAGCTGTGATGCATATCATGTTCTGTGGGTACAGTTGACAGAAGGCAGTTTTAAGACACGCTCTAGAAAAAGAGTCCGCTGCAGAATAAATCATAAAATATGATTGATCATTTGGCGACAATTCTTTAAAAAGGGAAACAGGAGATAGGCGATGAAAAAAAAGAGATTGATTGCGGCATCGCTGGCCGCAGTTATTGGAGTTATGACATGGATGACGCCGGATTCCGTTCGTGCAGATGAGCATGAGGTGGAGGTTCCGCAGCTGGAAGAAGGTACCT